GTAGCTGTTGCAGATGTTGTAATCGCATCTAAAAGTACGAAGTTACCAGCAACAGGTTCTTGTCCTATATATGGCATTCTTTTAAGCTCCTTTAAGTGCCGCTACTTCGGCTTTGAGTTCGTTTACTTGTGTTGAAAGTTCTTGAATAGATTTCATCATGGCGAACATAAGATCAGTGTTAAACACGGAGTCCATCTGTTGCTCGTTGTATTCCCAAGATGCTTTGCTTACAAACTCTGGCGCAACAGCTTCAACGTCCTGTGCAATAACACCTAAGTGAAGTTTGCTGTTTTCCTCGTCCTCATTGTATCTAAAGTTTTTAACCGGAATACTGCAAAGTTTTTCAAGGTAATCACCAGATTCAACAATGTCTTTTTTGGCGCGTTGATCTGATAAATTTGAATCAAAGGCTTGATAATTACTGATTCCTCCATTTGAGGTAACCGACATCCTCAATGCGGAGCTATCTTCACAATAAATAAACTGATTACCACTGCCGTTAGGAGCCGCCGCCGAATAATCAATATTAAGGCCAAAACAGTTTGCGGTATTCGTATTTGTGTCTATCAGCTTTGCGGTATAAACGCCTGTTGCAACACTCTTACTAGCAACTAAGCGTGAACTTCCAGAGGTAGTTGTTCCAACCAGCAAGTTGCCGCTAGAGTCGATAGAAAACCTATTCGTCATGGTCACTGCATCGCCAATGGTATCCGTACCAGACGCGCTTGTCTTAAATTCTAGACTGCCATTACCAATTTCTAGGGCCGATTTTGCAAAGGAAAAATTACCCGCCGCTGAAACATATCCGTGAGAAGTAGTTGTTGATGGCTTTGCACCATAAGTCAGTGTGGTATAGCCCGATGATCTCACTGATCCAAATATGTTTAAGAGGTCATCGTTGGTGTAATTGATCGCGTAAGCCGTAGCGCCGCTGGTAGACGAGTCGCCGGCTAGTACGGAACCACCAGCAGTAATACGCATGGCTTCTGACGTACCGCTCCCACCACCACCGCCAGTTAAAAAGCGAATTGATCCTGTACCAGATGTTGCGCCATAACTGTGTATTGAGACTAGGTTACTGCTGTACTCAACAACGCCCGCATTGGTTTGGTGACTTGCTAAAGACCCTTTGAAAATAACACCGCCAGAGCTATCTATCGCCATGCGTGTCGCGCCAGCAGTACCAATAAGCATTTCATCGGTTCCGCTGTTGTTATGGTTGTATTGAATGAACCCCCTGTACTGCTCGTCACCTGTTGTGCCATCGGCGAAGTACAAAGCACCATAACCGCCAGACGTAGAATCACTGACTACCGTAATACCTCCAGAAACACCAGTATCCACAACAAGCTCTGAAGCATTGCTATAAGTTGAAGGGGATGTAGTGCCAATGCCAACCCTGCCGCTGGAGTCGATACGCATACGCCCTATTTCATTTGTGCCGAAGATCAAAGAGCGTGAAGCACTGTTGTGGTAAATGTGCATACCTGTGGCGTCTAATGCGATTGCGCCATCGTAGCCATTGCCATCAATCCTGATCTGACCAGTGGGTGTTCCCGACATACTGATATCAGTGCCATCACCAGCAGTGAGGTTGCCATCTACATCCACGTTCTGACTTGAGTCAATCGTAATTGCAGTGCTTGTGGCGTTATCGTCGATGCCTGTGGAGGTAAACGTAGTAAACGTGCCTGCGGCGGCTGTAGATGCACCAATAATTGTGTTTTCGATTGTGCCGCCAGATATGGTTAAGTCATTGGCAACATAGGTGTCAGAGATAACCGAGCCTTGCCAGGTTCCTGTGCCAATTGTTCCAACTGCCGTTATTTGCGTCTGAGAGGCATCCACAGACAAAGTGTCCGTACTAAGGGTAATACCCGTACCTGCCGTCAAAGCGGTCTTAGAAACGCTTATAGCAGCGCTGGCGTTAACATCATCATTAACAATAACCCCAGAGCCAATAGCCGCTACGCCAGTATCGGCAATCGTAACGTCGCCAGAGACTACATTGTCAATCCACTTTGATGTGCCTGTGTCATAAAACAAAACGGCGGCATCAGCAGGGCTTGTAACATTTGTATCTGTAAGCTCGGCAAGTGTATCCGCAGATGCAACCTGAGAATCGACATATGCCTTAATAGATTGTTGGGTAGCGAGTTGAGTTGCAGAGTCTGAAGACATATCATCTTCATCAAGAACCGCAGTGCCAGAAACGCCCGTGTTTAAAACAGGCGATGTTAGTGTTTTGTTTGTAAGAGATTGACTTCCAGTAAGCGTTGCTACCGTCGAATCAATCGCAAACGTAACGGCATTACCAGAACCCGACGTATCAATACCAGTGCCGCCAGTAAACGTCATGGTTTCTGAGTCAAGATCAATATTTAAAGCACCACCGCTGTCAGCTTGAAAGTCTAAGTCTGATGCTGTTGCTACAGAATCAACATATGCCTTTACTGATTGCTGGCTGGGAATAGATGTAGCTGAGTCGCTAGACATATCATCTTCGTCAACAAAAGCTGTAACGCCATCAAGCACATTTAATTCTGCGGCTGTACTTGTTACTCCATCTAGTATATTTAACTCTGCGGTTGTACTTGTAACCCCGTCAAGAATGTTTAATTCTGCCGTTGTCGAAGTAACACCATCTAGTATATTTAGCTCAGCCGCAGTAGAAGTCACTCCGTCCAAAATATTAAGCTCAGCCGCTGTGCTGGTAACCCCATCTAAAATATTAAGTTCGGCTGTAGTGGATGTAACGCCATCCATAATATTAAGTTCTGCGGCAGTAGCAGTAACTCCGTCAAGGATATTTAACTCCGCCGCAGTAGAGGTTACGCCATCAAGAATGTTTAACTCTGCCGCTGTAGCGGTAATTGCAGTCCCCGCAATAGAAAGGCTGCTTGGGTTTGACCCCACTTCGATAACAGCACCACTGCCATTTTCGGTATAAAGTCTTTTGTTTGTTAAATCAATTGCTGGTTCGCCTTGGACTAAATCACTAGCTGAGGGCGCACCCGATCCATTTTTAAGCTTAATTGTGGTTGCCATGAACTACTCCAAGGAAAACATTGGATATAAAGAAAGGGGGGCCGAAGCCCCCGTAAAGATTAAGCAGATGGTAGTGCGAGCACAAACCCAGCTTCAGGACGATACACTTGGACACCATAAAGCGTGTCGGCAGTGTACAGAGTAGACAGGTACTCTTGCTTGTATTGTGTCTGTGATCGAACGGCCATTTGCTCAGCCATCACAACTGCATCAGCGTGGAAAAGCAACGCCGCGCGAGTATCAACACTTGCCGCAGTGTTAGCAGCAGCAGCTTCGATAGTCGCACAGTTAGCAGACACGTATACATCTACGCCATAAAGGTTACCAATAAGCCCGCTATTTACTACTCCGCCGTTTACAAAGTCAGATGAAACATATCGGTCAATGCCCATAATTTCATTCCGTACTCCAGGGGGAATAACAAAATAACGATTTTCCATTGGGACATTGTTGTCATCCAACTTTTGGATCATGTCTCGGAAAAAACGATCAGTAAACTTATCACCAGCAATACCGTCAATGGTATCGTCAGTGTACTGAGTCGTTGAGTCATTAGTATTCATAAAACAGCCAGTGTGCTGGTAGTCAGTAGGAGCTACTGATCCAGAAAATACAACTGCACCACCGTCACCAAAGCCAGTACCGCAAGAGTGCAGGTCATTATCAACCTGTACAGCCAGAGCATAACCAGCGTCTTCAGTGTAAAACTGACGCAAAGAAGACAAAGCCTGAACTTCTACAATGTCCTCAATTAAGCGCGAGTATTCAAAGTGACGGTTAATAGTAATCGTCAACTCTGACTCTGTATTGGCAATGATAGTTACCGCAGTATCAGCCGCTTTAGCATTGGCATCGCCGCGAGTAGGCTTAGGAATATGAATAACGTCACCCTTCTTGCCAGACATAGAAATGCGCTTGACAAGGGGAGCCATCTTCAAGTTCTTTTGGTAGGCAGCAATAATTTCATCTGACCAAATTTCTGGTACAAATGTTGCCGCTTCTGTTAATGCGGTATTACCACCCGCGCCGGGATAAGTTGCTGTAGCCATGATAGTTCTCCTTTAGGCTATTTAACTCGACCCTCCGCGTATGCTTTCAGTATCTCATCTGATAAAGCGTTATAACGGTCTGGGTCAGTCTTCATAAGTTTAATAATGTCAGCACGACGATAAACTTTTTTGTTTGACCTTTCCGCTGTACCTCGGGCATTGCCTGTTGTTGCTGACCTAACCGCATTCTTACGACTTGCGCGCTCTGCTATTGCAGTTTGCTGAACTATACTGCTTCGTTCTTTCCAAAGCGAAAATAGCTCATTTGCCGAATCATAATCATACGCTTGGTCTGCATTAACAAACAGTTGCGTTCTAACCTTTGATCCTTTTATCCATTCAGCAAATTTAGGGTCTTGCAAAACTTGATCCATATCAGGGTGATCTGATCTTAACTGTGCAAGAGTGGCCTGTTGTTTGTACTGTTTAGTGTACGTTTCTGCCTCTTTGATTTTAGGATGATTGTCTATAGCCCGATTAACAGCACTTTGTGGGTCAACAAAAAAATCAACATCATTTGTGTTGCTATCTTCTTGCTGTGTTTCAGGTGCTTGCTTGTTGTCGAGTTCTGTCTGAATGTATCCGTCAACTAATCTTCGCAGCTCGCCTACTTCCGTACTCTGTTTGCCCGAAAACTTCTCAAGCTCTTGGTTCATCTGCACCAAATCTTGTACAGACTTACCACGATACTTTTCTGGAATGTCAAAATCTTGAGGTTTCTCCTTTACTGGAGCCTCAACGGATTCTTGCGCTGTGTCCTGCAAAGCATCAGAAGATTCTTCATCTTGACGCTCATCAATAATTGTTGCTCTTGACATCATTTAAACTCATTCCGCCTAATGGTTATGGAATTATTGGGCTTGACTCTCCTCTCGTTGAGCTTCCCGTCCTCGTCTTCCCGCTTCTTCATGCTCTCGCACCCACCTAATGTGCCTGCCAGGGAAATCCCCAGTAGACCCATCCAGCACGAAATTTGATGCTGAAGCGATCTTTCTAGCATTAGCGCCACATCCGCACCTAGTGGCTGTGGTTCCGCCCGCTACAAACTCTTCAAATATATGACCGTTTTCGCAACGAAAGTCAAATATCTTATTCATCTTCTTTTTGCAACTCTTCAAAGTTGTTGTTAACAGTAGACTCTAAATTCAACAAAAAAGCCAAAAT